CATGTGAATGCCGAAGCCGTAGTAATAGCCTGTTACGGGAGTTTCGCTTTTACCGCCCATCGTTCACCTCGTTGTGTTTATTGCGAACGTGCTGCGCCACCATCTGCGCGAAGTGATCGTCAATCGCTTCGATGCGCTCCACGTTCATGCCGTTTTGCAGGAAGTCGCGGAAGTCGAGGTTGTGTGCAGCAAACCATTCGCGCGCTCCGCGTGCGCACAGATGCACGTCGCGGATGTCCTGAATTGTGAAAGTCACCGCGCTCACTTCTTGCCGCCTTCAGTGGTGATGGCCTGGACTCGGTAGTTGCCTACTGCGAGCACCGTCCAGTCAGTGATCCAGCAGTCGCCGAAGACGACGCATTGCGGCGTGCCTTCGTCGGCCTGCGGGAAGTCGATGTCCTCGAATGCGGTCGGTCGCGCGTTCTGCTGCTTCGGCTGCATCGAAGCCGAGATCAGGTACGACGCGACCAGATAAAAGATTGCCCACCAAATGTTCATTGTCGCTCCTTTTAGAAAACTGGATCACCGTCAAAGGGCGACTTGCCGGGCATGTCCGGTACGCCGCCGTAGTTTGGATAGTTGCCAAGTTCAGTGCATCGCGCGGCGGTACGATTGCAGCCTGGGTACACCTTGGCTTCGAGGCCGTAGTATAGTCCATCGGCAAGACCGAACATCAGACATGCGTTCCCCGTCTGCGATTCGATGGCCCGGAACTCGGTGCCGCGCGTCGGGTGCGTCCACTCCACAAAGCCGCCGCTAAGCGCACCGTCAGGCACCGAATCCATGCCTTGAAAGTACACGGTGTTGTTCACCACGTCGAACACGCGCACGCTGATCGCGTGAGTCGCCTTGTCCAAGTTGCAGCCCAGGCCGTACAGCGCGTGACCGCAAGTGCGCTGCCACGCGAGGCGCAGGCCGTCGCGCTGCATCGACGCGGAGATCGTGTCGCACGCAATGAGCGCTTGGCCGGGCGTCGGCAGCGACACTTGCAGCATTTCGCCGGTATAGCCCAGCACCGCCTCGGTGTCACCTTCGTGGTAGTGGAAGATGCTGACCACGATGGGCTGCGACGGCGGCGTACCGTAGAACATCTGAACCGGCGCGAGCGACGACGGACAGGTGATGTTCAGGCCGTCCGTGCTGGCCTCGCCGGTAATCTTCACGCCGTCGTCGCTGATGGCGGTGGCCGTCCATTGGTAGCCGTTGATGATGGTGTCTTCGTCCGACGACGTGTAGCGCCAAGTGGCAGCGCCCAGGTTGAAGGCGTACAGGTAGATCGGACGGCCCAGGTCGTTGCTGGACTCGATTACGTTGAAGGTCATACGGGCGTTCCTACTCGTGGGTTGAGGGCTTGGCGCAGCACCAGCGCGACATCGACTGCGGCCTGTTGATTGGTGTGGTGATGCAGTTCAAAGCTGTCCTGCTCGAAGCGCGTTTCGACGACAAAGCTAACACGCTTCAGATCGGCCATTGCGATTGCGGGCATCGGCTCGGTCATCGTCAAGCGTTCAGCCGCGATCTGCAACGGCGTGGACACGCTGCCGTCCGGGTCGGTCTTGTAGATCGGCGACACGTTGGCAATCGTGGCGTACACGCTTGGCGATCCGTTCTTGAAGGAGAACTGCAACTGGATGCGCATTGGCTGCGGGCGCAGCATGTAGTTGAAGAAGCCCTGCGGCATGATGATGATGTCTTCGGCGTCGGCTGGAATGTCATCGACCAGCATCACGTCCTGCATGAAGGTCGGCGCATAGAAGTGGACGGAGCGCCCGCGCGCCGCTTGCAGGAACTTGCGCAGGCCCACGGCAGGGATGCGGCCAAACAGGCGCAGGTTGATCGAGACGAGGCCGTTGGTGAAGCGCCCATGGTCGGTCGTGACCGGCACGCCGGACTGGTTGTCGATGGTGTAGTTGCGACGACCGTACTCCACGTCGATGGTGCTTGCACGATCAGGCGTGAAGCGGAAGTACGGCTGGCCGTTGAGCGCGCTGCCCCAGTCGGCCTCGATCTTGTACGGCTGCGACAGGTCGAACTGCGCGGTCGCCATCGAGGTCGTGTCGGTCACGTTCGACATGCGAGGGCTGACCAGCAGGCGCGCAGTGCGCATGGGGTAGATGCGCGTGCCGATGGGCCACGCACGCGGCGGCGGGAAGGCCCAGGAGAAGCGGTTGTTGTTGTAGTCCACGTCGCCGACTTGCAGGATGTCGTAGTCGTCCGGGTTGCCGCTGTTGACGAACACCAGATCGCCCTTGTAGAACTCGCGGAACTCCAACTCGCCGTCAGGGAAGGTGACGCCTGCCGCCTCCATGCTGATGCCGTCCTCCATGCGCACGGCTTCGTGCCACAGCGGCAGCATGAACTCGGACGGCCCAACGCCGACGAAGAAGGTGTCCAGTCGGTCGCGCCGGGAATACTGCCGCAGGAAGTTCGCCTCGAACGACCGGCGCGCATTGCGGCGCACGCTGCGACGCTGCTCCGATGTGGTTTCGCTCGGCATCACGTCCGTCACCCACGTCAGGCGCTCCGTCACGCCGTCCTTCCAGTTCGGGAGCACGGAGAACACCGGCAGCGTGAAGCGGTAGTCGTCGGGCGGCGGCAGATCGTCGTCGGCAATCGGAACGTCATCCACGAGCCAGCCGTCCTTCGTCGATGCGTAGATCAGCTTGTCGCCGCGCATGATCGTCATGATGAAGTAGGACGGCGTACCGGCAGGGAGGTTCTGCAACAGCACGTCCAGGCGGTAGTCGCCCTGCGGGATGTTCAGCGAGGTCACGCCCGCCGCGCTCAGTTGCACGCTCATTACGATCCGGCTGTTCAACTGCGACGTTCCGATCCACAGCGTCGCCGCGTCGTCAGCGGCGAGGTGGATGGTGTAGTTGCCGTCACTGAAGTGAAACCGGCGAGAGAAGTAGTAGGTGTGATCGCCCAGCGTTGCGTCGATAGGGTCGGTCGGCGCGACTTGCTTCTCGCCGTTCGCGCCGGGCGGCGTCAGTTCATAATCAAATGCGTTGCGAATTGCCATGTGTTCCTCTTACTTCAACAGTTGACGGATGGTTGCGGCGTTGCGCTTCACCGACTGCACGATCACCTTGTCGCCTTCGGCAGACGCCATTGCTTCAGGCACCTTGGCACGATCATCGACCAGCACGACGCGGAAGCCCGGCGCATCGCCACCGCCGCCTGCGCCTGCGCCGCCGTTGAGGATGTTGCGCGGGTCGTTCTTGCGCAGCACCTCTTCGCCTTTTTGCAGGATCGTCGGCACCTCGTCGGCCTTCAGGCCCGGCAAGCCTCCGTTGTGGAATCGCTGCGCGCCCGCGAAGATCGCAGGATCAACCTTGCGGGTGAACGTGCGGTTCGAGCCAACGATGCCACCGTTGTGATTACCTGCGGCGGAAGCGGCGGCACCGGCAGCAGCGCCCACGCCACCGCCGAATGCTTGCAGTGCCTTGAGAATCTGAGTGCGGATGATCGCCAGGGCCAAGTCCTTCAGCAGTTGCGCGAAGAACTGCCCTGCCGCCTGGGCAGCGCCACGGAAGCCGTCAGCCAGGGACGACTGGCCGGTGATGACCTTCGCCATCGACTGCGCCAGCGCATCGAACGCCTGCACGCCGTTGTTCACCACGGAGTCGGCGATGGTCTTGTCCAACTCGCTGAAGTTAGCGCGAGCGTTCTGCACGCTGATCGTGATGCGCTGGGCCATCGCGTCAAGTTCGGCCAGCTTGTCGCCGCTCATTGCGTTGCTCTCGCGTGCGATCTTCACGAAATTCTGAAGCTGCGTTGCGAGCGCCAGGATGGAACCGGCGTACTTCTGCTGCGAGGCGTTAAGCTGATCGACCTCTTGCTGCGCGGTGATGACGCCCATCTGCCGCTGCAACTGGATGATCTCGCGCTCGCGCTGCTCCTGGGCCAGCATGTCGTTCAACATGCGCTGTGCGGTCAGCACGTTGTTCTGCGCGGTCTGCACGTCCACGTCCGACTTGGCGAGGCCGGACTGGATGGTTGCCACCACCTCGGCGAAGCGCACCGGGTCAAGGATGTTGCGGAACTCCGTGGCGAAGCGCAGCGCCGCATTGCCAGCGTCGGCGATGCCGGGGCCGAACTGCGCCAGTTGCTCGTTGATGCGCGCGTTGCCGTCTTCCAGGGTGATCTGGCCGTCCTCGATCTGCTGCTGGATCGCGCCGATGTTCGTTTGCAGGATGCGCTGCTTCTTCACGAACTCTTCGGTCAGGCGATTCGCTTCCTCGCGCTTGCCGGTCACGTCGGCGATGGCGACGGCCTGCGCCTTCAGCGCATCCACCTGGGCCTGATCCTCGCGCGCCGCTTTCGGGTCGAGCGCCGCCAGTCGGCGGATACGCTTTTCGATTTCGTCGAAGGACTTCTGCACCGTAGCTTTGCGTGCGGCCAGTCGCTCGTCGAATGGCTTCAGCACGTCCTGCTCGGCCAGTTGCTTTTCCAGTTCGTTCGACATCGACAGGATCGCGGCGTTGATGTCCTGCTCCAACTGCTTGCGCTTCTCGCCAGCCGCCTCGCCCTTCTTCGATTGCTCGTTGTTGTACTTGGCGCGTTCAACCGCCTGCTTAGCCAGGGACGCCTTGTTGATCGCAGCCAGGGCTTCAGCCAGTTGAGCCTCGTCCTTGAAGGTGGCCTTGGCCTTCTCGCGGCGCTCGTCGTACTCTTGGTCGATCAAGTCCAGGCGCGCGGCAAGGTCGCCCTTCGCAGCCTTCAGGCGTTCGTTCTGTGCGGCGCGCTCGGTCTTCTTCGCCTCCTTGTCCAGTTCGTCCTTCAGGTTCTTCAATTCGCGCGGGCCGCTGTCGGTCATGCCTGGGAACTCGGTCGGACCTCGCGCCGCAGCGGCGAGATCGCGGCGAGCCTTCGCGGCCTCCTGCACCTTCGTCAGATCGACATTATCGTCACGCGCTTCGAGTTCGGCCTTCTGCTGCGCCTTGATTGCAGCCACGGCTTGCGCGCGCAGCTTGTCGTAGCGCTCCTGCGCCGCCTTCTCTTCAGCGGTGCCGCGCTTCTTCGCCAGATCGGCGGACGCCTTCTCCGCTTCAGCGGTGGCCTTCTCCGTGGCGATCTGCAAGTTCGTGATGTTCTTGCGCACGTTGTCGTCCAGCTTATCGACAATCGCGGTCGTGACCTGATACGCCACCACGGCAGCACCGATCACCGGCAACCAGCGAGCGATCAGGGCCAGGCCATTCGCCACGAGGCCCAGCGCCGGGCCGAGACGCGCGGCCACGCCGGTCAGGCCCGCAGCGCCCATCGCAGCGGTGATGCCCTGCACCACGCGCGCCGCGTTGACGAAACCACCGGCTGCGAAGATGCCGTTGAGCAGAACCATTTCGGTGTACACGGCGCGGATCAGCATCGGCAGTTGCGCCAGCCATCCGATGAACTTCACGGCGATCACCGCTTGCAGCGCGATCTTCAGCAAGTCCAGATTCTCCACCACCGTCTCGATGATGTCGATCACCAGCACGAAGCCCTTACTGAGCGCCTGTGCCAGCCGGTCGGCGCTGCCGTTGTTCATGAAGTCGGTCAGGCGGTTCAGCAGCTTTTGGTACGCATCGACGAAGCCGCCCTGCGCCACGTTGTTCAGGAAGCGATTGGTGGCG